CAAAAGCTTGCGGTATATTCCGGATCGCTTCGTCAAGAAGCGTACCCAGTAACACGCCTAGTCGGGGCGTAGCGCAGTCCGGTAGCGCACTAGCATGGGGTGCTAGGGGTCGAGTGTTCGAATCACTCCGTCCCGACCATATTTTTCAATGACTTAGGCCAATGTTCACAGCATTGGCCTTTTTCATGTGCGTGACTTTTGCGTGACTTCTATATTTTTCACGCCTGCTTCCTCTTCAAAATTGTCAGGACCGGTCCGCGAGAATCGGTTGCTGATACCATGTTCGCAGCTTCGATCAGATGCCCGAGTTCAGCGCCCGAGTAGTGACTGGTGATGCTGCCGTTCTTGTGCCCCAGCAGGGCCTTGCGATCTTCTTCGGTTACGCCTGCTGCGCGCAGCCGGCGGCCAAATGTGTGCTTGAGGTCATGGATCCTGATGGATGCATACCCAGGGTGAGCGGGGCGAAGGTTTTCCTCCTGCCAGAGTTTCGCCGCTCTCACCCGCGCCTTCTTCCAGGCTGAGTCGTTCATGCGGTGCATCGCGGTTCCGTTGTATGGGAAGACCCACTCCTTGCTGATGCCGCGTTGCTTCTCAATGATCGACCTGGCCACGCTGTTCAGCACCACCAACCTTTCGTCACCATTTTTCACGCCAGAGCGCTCATGCCGGCCACCAAAGTCGGCCGGTATCAGAAATACGCTGGTGCCCAGTTCCGGTACCGCGATCTCCCAATCCCACCTCAGCTTGCAGACTTCCTGCTCCCGGGTGCCGGTGTTCACCTTGAACAGCGCCATCGTTTGCAGGTGCGCCGGCAACTCCCCGAAAAGAATCGACTGCTCCGGCCATGACATTGGGTATGGCTTACGGCTCGACTTCTTCTCTTCCAGCTTCGTGAGCATCGGCACGCTATCCAGCCACGGCCTGCGCTCATCGTCTCGCCACTTCCTGGCACACAACGACAAAACCCGAACCACGCGTTCTATCGAAATGTTCACCGTTCTGTTGCTGACGCCCTTCTTGATCTTCCCGTTCTCCAGCTTCTTCGTCGCCAACCTGTCTTTGATGAACGGCACCAGGGCCTGGTCATCGATGTGGGTCAGCGGCATGTCGCCAATGAATGGGTCCAGCTGTGAAAGGTGGTGGGCGGATAGCTTGATTGACGGCTGGTCTTTGAACTCCAGCAGGAAGCGAGTTGCCGCCTCCCGCCACGTCCTTACCTTCTTTACTCCATACACCTTCTGTTGCCGGATCTGCTCCAACCTATAAATCAGGTAGCGCTCCGCTTCTTCCCGGTCACCAGTTCCAGTGCTTTCGTAAAGTCGTTCTCCGTTGATTTTCTTGTCGATATGCCAGATACCTTTCCTTTGGGAGAGGCCTGTGATCGATTTTCGCGCCATGATTTATCTCCTTTCTGGCGCTCGCTGCGGGGCGATTGTTGCTCCGTTGCGCCTTTTTTATCAATCGCCTTTGCCTCGACGTATGCCGTGGCCCAGTCGTCCAGTTCTTGCCGATCGAACCCGACGCCACGCCCGCCGATTGGGAACTCGCTGACGAAGGGTCTGACGGTCTCGTCGAAGATTGCCCGGCACATGCCCAGATAACCCGGAGCCTCTTTGGCTCGAATGAAGCGCGGGATCAGCTGTTGAGCGCCCATACCTTCCTCCTGCCGCCCATGCTGGGCAGCGTCTTAATGATGTTCATGGTGAAGATCTACTCTGCGTGCGGCGGCAGAGTGTTCAGTGGATAGTCACGCTGTCCTGGCCCGGGGCGACGGCGCGTGCCTGCTGTTCTGTGCGGAAGGACATGTGCTGCTTGATTCCGCAGCATTCCGCGATCACCCACCAGTAACCGCCAAATCGGTGTGGGCCTTTGATGATTTTGGTGATGGTCATGGGGTGTCCTTGCCGCGCTGGGCGGCAGAAGGTGGTTACAGGGTGACAGCTTGGTCGTTAGGGTTGAATGGTGTGCCCGATGGGTCTGGAACCATTACTGGAATATGTAGGCGCAGGAAGTCGGAATAGCACTTTGGGCAGAATGTTTCGCCCTGGTTGGCGTGCATGGTGTAATTGCATTTCGGGCACTTGATAGACTTAGGCATGATGAAGGCCAAAGTGGTTTTTATAGTTTCAGACATGCGAATACCTCGCCCGCCGCTCACCGGCAGGCATGTAGGGGGATGGAGTAATAGCGTTTTGCCTAGATATCTGTGTCGTTCGGATGGGTGTAAAACGAGTATTCATTCCATCCAGCCGCCAGGAGGGCGCGTGCCACACCAACTAGATCTTCCGATTTCACACGCGTACCGGGGGCACACGATGATTCTCAAGTTCGATTGGCGACGTCCGAACGACGACGCACCGGTAGCCGCGAAGATCATCGAGCCCGCACCAATTGACGGCCTTGGCGAAGTTGCTGCTGAGTTGACCGGGCCCTGGCCGGACTATCCAGCCGCACTTGATGAAGCGATGGCCGCTGCTGAGCGCTGGATCGACAGCCAGTTGCCATAGGCTTGCTCGCCGGCATGTAGGGGGATTGGGGTTAGATGAGCTCGGCAGGGACGCGGATTAATTCGCCGAGCTTGGTGGCTACGATGGCTCGGCAGGCGGCTATGAGGTGGGTGCTACCCGCGCATACCTTGTAATGCAGCGCGCTGGTAAGTGCGACGATGGGCTCGTTTCCTTGCTCATCTTGTGGGCCGGTGCCTGAGGTTACAAAACTGATCCGGTAAACATCGATCAGCAGTCCGCCTTGGCTCCAGTCAGTAGATGGCTGGTAAAAATTGGTCCAGCATCCGCCCTCGGGTAGCTGGTAGATGCAGCTGACGCCGTGTTCGGTGGTTTTGACTTCCTCCGCCCCGGTCGCAATAGCTACCGCCCAGTCCAAAGCCTTGCCGGTAAGGTCGGCGACTCTCACTACAGTCTTTGCGTTCATGGCCTGGGCCCCTTGTAGATGAAGACGTAGGCGAACCGGAGGGTGGCGATCATGGCGTCACCTCGACCAGTTTCCATTTGGTGTTGTTCGTCTGGCTGTGATCCGACTCGACCAGACCTTCGCGCTTCATCAGTTCCAACTCGCGGCGGATCTGTTTGGTGGTGAACGGCTCGATATGGAATCGGAACCACCAGGTGCAGAACCAGTTATCCCAGGTAGCGTCCGGGCCGCTCATGTAGATGATGATCCGCTGGCGTAGGCTCATGGCGTCACCTGCTTGAACTCGACCACCCAGACCCACGGGTTGGCGTCCCAGTCGCCGCCAGTTTTTTGCCAAAGGTTGGCGAACGCCCAAGTCGCCGTGCCGAGGCACTCGTTAGGACTGGATGTCTTGTCCCACATCCATCCATTGCGCAGCGGGTGATGCGCTTCGGGCGCCGGGCAATCACCGACTTCAGTCCAGCCACTGCCGGTGTGCCCGCACTTGCGGCCGTAGTCGGTGAAGAAGCAGCCTTCGGCCTGGGCCTGTTCTTCGCTGATGTCCTGCAGCCGCTCGACGCGCACGTCGGTGATCTCCAGCAGGATGCGGCTGGCCCAGCGCGGCATATGGATCGACGGCTTCCATGTGGGCTGCTCTTGCTCGTACGGCGCCAGACCATCAGCGGCGTACACCAGCTCTCCGTCCTCGCGTGACTGATCAAGGTCATGCATATCGGCAGGTTGCAGGTATGGCCCTTTCTGGACTTCGAAGTGATCGCAGTACCAGGTCTCGCGCACCCACAGCCGGTCGCCTGGCTGGCCGTGGGGGCAGCGGTTGATGTCTTTTCCGGTCTCCCACCAAGCTCCCATTGGGATGCCAGATGCGCAGGTGGTGTGTGCATTTGGGCTGGGTTGAGGTTTGCACACCCGCCGCGTGACCGTCTTCCGGCCTTCCAGGATGGCGCGCACCATCGGCGCCGAGAACAGGATGGGGCGTTCTTTGATTTCGCTCACGGGGTCACCTTTTCGAAGTAGAACACCACCGGCGCGCCAGTCTCGGCGATCAGGCCATATGCCTTGGCCAGGCGGTAAATTGGTGTGTAGTTGTTCAGCGACTCGACGTGTCTTGCGATCCAGCTGCGCCAACCTTCCAGCGTCTGGCCGCCCTTGCTAATGTTGCAGGGCGCGCAGGCCGGCATCATGTTCTCCAGCACGTCATGCTCAGGGCGTAGCGGCTTGCCGGAGACCAGCTTCCAGGCGCCGGCGGCGGTCTGCTTGGACAGCAGCTCACGCACCACCGGCGCAAGATGGTCGGCGTGCCATCGGTCGCCCAGCAGCACCCCGCAGTAGGCGCAGTGCCCGTCGTACTTCAGGCGCACTTGCTCGCGCTCAGCTTTCTTCAGGCGCATGGCTTCACCTGCCGCCACTCTTCATACCCCTCGCCGTACTCCCAGCAATAGGTCGCCGGCCAGGCGCCGCGGGTGTTCTGGTCTACGATGTTGTAGTTCCAGCCGCCTTTGGTAGGGGTTGTTTTGATCCAGACGTGCTGCGCACCGCCGAGATTCCAGTCGCCGTAATCCTTGATGACTTCTGCCATGAACACGCGCAGGTCGTGGTGCCCGCGGCTCATTACTATGTAGGTGTCACCGCCAACGCTCTCGACGGCGAGCGGATACTTTTCTTTGGGCATGACTTCGTCCTTGCCGCTATAGCGGCTGAAAGTTGTACATAAAATTTTTGTTCGTACAGATGTTGCGACCAGTTATCAGATACCGTTTCCACACGGTTGCACTTCGTTTGCACGGGTCTAGTTTTGTTCTCTACTGACCATCACATGATTGGGCGGGAGGGCCCTATGAGACTTCGAGGCGATATTTTTTGGGAGTGGGCAGACCCCGAGATCCACAGCCGAACACACGATGAAACTTTCAATGATGGGACTCACATCGATGTGCAGGTCAGACTATCGCGCACCGGTGAAACACAAATGTTCATCGGGATATATGGTCCTGACGGAATGGCTTTGCATGAAGAGGCTGATGACTCACACCCACGCGAATCGATGACCAGGGCATTGGCTTGGGGTGTCGGTCGAGCTCGTAAACTGGCTGCTGACGTAGGCGCTATTTCAAGCCCAGCTCGTCGTCGAAGCAGCGGCTGACCTTGAAGGGGGTGGCTATTCGTATCTAACTACCGGAGTCGGTGACATACTCAGTGCATAGGAATAGCGGCTCGTAGCTCCGAGCCAGCACCTCTCGGGACTGCGTGTCCAAAATGCATACCAGTGATGATTTTCGATTCAAAGCCCATCAACACCTACTTGATCTAGACGCAACCACAAACCAGCTGATGATGCTGGTGGTTGCAGCGGAGGTTTCAGGTCCACGATGGAGCGAAGCTTTGATGCGGCAGAAATTGGCTTATGAAGCTTGGGCTTCGATCCTTACCGGAGTTCAGATAGATCCGATGCCAGCGTTTGATGGCCGACCGGCCGAATCGTTAACACCCTCCTCCGACTAAGGGGGAGGCGAGTTATTGCGTAGCGGAGTACGGATGTACTCCTAATCGGGATTTGGCGCTTCGCTTACGGAACTCGTAAACCATGCTGCGCAGATCCACCAGCGATTCCTGCAGATCGCCGCGGGCGGTATCGATCGCTTCGAAAAACTCGTCTTTGCCGTCGTCGCCACCCTCATCTACGGCCAAGAGGGCCAGGCCATATGCCTGGAACTTCGCTAGGACGTCATCGGCTGACTTGGCCATGTACTCGGCGTGCTCGATGGCATAGGCCTCTGGTGATCGATCGGCCTGCTCGGCGCTCAGCGGGTTAGGCGAATAGCGCAGGGCTGACTTGTATGCGGAGTCGAGCGCGTCATCCAAATCACCGCCCGCCTTCTTGGCCTCGTTGAAGGCAATGATCATCTTTGCCCGAACGTCGTAGCAGCGTTCAACCGGCATATGTGCCACCGGCTCGCCCTCGGGCTGGGCGGCTGGCACGAGGAACGGCACCCACACATAGCCGTCACGTTCTGCACGCTCAATCGCCTTTTTGTCAGGCGGATATGCCACCGCCTGGTGGCCCACGACAAAGCCGTCATGCTTGCGTGTCAGGTTCCAACCTTGTGACAGGCCGGTTGGCTTTGGATCAGCCGGTTTGTTTTCTGTAGGCATGGGGAGTCCTTGCCGGGCCAAGCCCGGGTGTTGGAAGGAAGACAGAGAGCGGTTAAAGTTCAGCGATTACCGGGGAGGGTAGTCATGAGCTGCTATATATGCGGGTATAACGTTGCGCCTATAGTGCTACCGGACGTTGAGGAGTATTCGTGCCCGGCCTGTGGACACTACCGGATTACCGGCACAGCAATTGAGTTGCTTAAGCTGCATCCTTGGGAGTTCGATATATACCTGGCACGTCGGTGGATAGCTGATCAGCAGGATGAGTCCTGCCCCCCATTAATCAATTCGGATATTGTCACCAGGCTTTTATACGTTTAAGCCGATCTCCTATCGACAACTGCGCGTTTCCGTAGACATTGGAAGTCCTTGCCGGGCCATGCCCGGGCGGTGGAGCAGATTGATTTGAACTGCTGATTCCACCGGGTGCCGAAACAGCTACCACCCAGAGGACATAGCAATGACTGAAGAAAAGAGTAAAGAACCCGAGCAAGAAACCCCGGCGCACTCGACTGAGGAAGAGCGGGAGCGTTTGAAGGACTTCAACAAGGACGGAATTCCGCCTGGTTCAAGCTAATCATCAAGCCGCTTGCGATCGGCGTTGTTCCGTTCGCCATGGGTCGTTGGCCCGTGCCAGCGCTGCCATCGGCGGCGGGCTGACGCTGTTGCCGCACATGTGCACCTGCTGAGTCTTGGTGAACGGTTTGCCGTCGGCGCCGTGGCTGATGATGTAGTCCGCCGGGAAGCCCTGTGCCTTGTACAGTTCCGACGGCTTCAGCATCCGCAGGCAGATGTCGACGATCACGTAGGGCGTGCCCTTGACCATCACGGTGACCATCGCCAAGCGGTCCTTGGTGGTGATCGTCGGCGCCGGCGAGTCGCAAGCGCTGATGTTCTCCGTGCCGTAGTAGCTGATCAGGAACGCAGCAACGCGGAGGGCGCCGGCTTCGTGTTCTGGCGAGAGCGTGAGCGATACCAGTGAGCTCTTGCCCCCGCCACCAGCAGTAATGGTTGGTGCTGGATGATCCAGGCCCTGGCCCACGCTGCCGCCGAATGCCCGCTCCATGAAAGCGCTGACCAGCCCGTGGTGCTGGCCGCTGGCGCTTACGGTGTGTAGCGGGTCGTTCACGTCCCGTGCATCGCAGTTGCCGCGCAGGTGCACCAGGTTCGCCGCCACTAGTTGCTGCTGGCTGCCGGTGTTTGTGACCGTGGTCATCGGGTCTTCGATGCTCTTGGCGTCGGTGGTGTTGAAGCCGCCATTCATCTGGGCCATGAACACCGTGGAGATGCCCATAGCGTGAGCGGCACCGGCCGGGCGCTGATAGTTACCGCCGCTGGTGATGGTCGGCAGAGGCTCGTCCAGCGCCTTGCCCGCATCGTTGAATCGGAACTTCACCAGGTGCGCGGCTGCGAGAGCGTGCTTCACGCCGCCAGCGACCACGGTGCCCAGTGGTTGATCCAGACCAGGCACTCGCGGCACCTGGCCAGGCCGCTCGCCGTACCCCGACTGAATCAGTGTGGGGCTGATCAGCGTCAGCTCGCCGCGATTGGCGCAGGTCACCGTCGGCAACGGGTCGAGCGGGTCGTTGATTCGGTCGCTGCCCTGGTGCGTGGCCGGCGCGATGATTGGGCTGACCACCGAGAAGGCGCCGCCCTTCGGGTAGGAAGTGACGGTGCGCAGCGGCTCATCGGCCGACTGCACCGTTTCCCCTGACCAGTTGGCGATCGGCACGATAAATGGCGCCGCGCTGTCGATGACGAACTTCTTCATACCCTTGGCAACTCGGCGCAGGGTGGCCGGGGCCAGGTCTTTCTTGCGGCCGAAGATGCTTTTGCCCAGGTCGCTGAAGTCGATGCAGTCAGCAGCCGTTTTCCACTTCTGCTGGCCCTTGGTGGGGTTCTTGGCGTGGGTCGGCTCCGGCCAAACGATTGGCTGGCCGTCGCACCGGGCGATCATGAACAGGCGTTCCCGGCTGGTCGGCGCGCCGAAGTCGCAAGCCTTGATGACTTTCCACTCAACCACGTAGCCCATGCCTTCCAGCAGGGCCACGAATCGGCGCCAGGTCCGGCCGCGCTGCTTGGGGTCCGGCACCAGAAATTGATTGGAGACGGGAACCTGTTCTCCGGGAGACGCAATTCGATTAGTGGTTTTTCCTTTCTTCGTCGGATGGGGAACCTTATCCAACGTTACGACGCGGCCGGTGGCCTTGTCACGCTTGGCGATCAATCGGCCCCATTGAAGAATCTGCTTCACGTTTTCGAGGCTGATCACTCGCGGACGCTTCATGCCTGCCCACTTGATGCCGATCCATGAAAGGTTTCGGATCTCGCGCTTGCGCGGCTGGCCGCCAGCGGCCTGGCTATGATGTGTGCAGTCAGGCGACATATGGAACCAGCCACAAGCCTTGCCACCGCACTCGGTGTCCGGATCACCGTCGAACACGTCAGTGGTGAAGTGTCTGGCGCTTGGATGATTCACGGTGTGCATGCTGATCGCTTGCGGACTGTGGTTCTTCGCCACGTTTACCGTGCGGCCCAGGCCCATTTCCAACCCGGTACCGGCGCCGCCACCACCACAGAAGAAGTCGACAACGATCTCATCGTCCTGAGGGGTGAAGCCGAGTCCGTATTGGGTTTTGAAATCGAAGGGGTGTTTCTTCTGTTGTGCGGACATAGGGGATCCTCGCCGGCTGGCGTGATTCGTTGATATGGGGTATTACGGGTGACCGGCATGGAGCCGGATGAGTGAATTAGGAGCAGGTAATGGATGGGTGGTGGTGGAACGCACTATCGGCTGTAGGAACTCTTGCGGCAGTGGTAGTTGCGCTGTGGTTTTCCGTTCAGTCTGTCAGGTCAAATGGAAGGTCAGAAAAGGATCGCTCAGAATTGGCTGCTGCGAAGATGCTCAGCCCGCTTATGACGTTAGAGCGTAAAGCGGCTGCCCTATACGCGCACTTCAGTTTCGAAGGAGAAGACTTCGTCGATCAGCATCCGAATGTTCTGCTGGAAATTCAGATGCTTGAGGTCATGGCGAGGTCTATTTCAGTAGAAGATCTGTACCCGCTACTTCATCTCGAAGGTCACGCTGCAAAGAGGTCCGCAAGGGCTTTGGGGTTGATTCAGACTTTCTCCGACGATGCAGTCGCCATACTTCTGCATCCCTCCTGGGACCCTTCAAGAGGGCGTAAAATTATGCACAAAAGGTGGGCTGGAATGCTGGCCGAAGTCAACGATCATCTCTCGATTGCTGTTACGGTTTGCGCAGCGGCAGCTTCGACCGGAGCACCTAGACCTATGGCCGAAGAAACACGTAGCCCTTAATGCTTACGCCCCCGTTATGCTTCTTCGGCGTCGAGTCTTGATGCTTGGCGCTGGCCGATGGCGTAGAGTTCTGCCGCCACATTTTCGTTAACGACGATTTTGTGGCGCGAACGAAGCGCCTCCCGTGCGCCATCGCGGCCGAGTGAGTGGACGTAGCGCAGGGTTCCGGCCATTACCGATGCTTGCTCAGTGTCTTCAGTCCATTCCATCAGGTCGGCGAGCATCTGCTTTTCGCCAGCCCGAACCCGGTGCCGAAGCTCTTCCTCGCCAAGCTCCTTCCGTTTCGCCGCGCTTTTTGCAGATCGCGCTTTCTGATCCATGGCCATGGCCTACCTCTTCTATTCCGCTGGCCGGCAGTGCGAGCCAGGTTGACGTTTGCGTTGCTGGGTGCGGGCTATGCGGCGCATGAATCGACCTTCACCTGGCGCCAAGCACCGACGGCTTCGAAGATCCGCGCAGCATGTGCCTCGTCCAGCGACATCGCTTCAGGAATGGCAATCCAGCCCGAAGCCACCATCTGGCTTTGATTGGCCTCATCGCGCAGCTTCTTGTAGCAATGCTCGATCACGTCTTCCAGATGGTCTGAGAGGTAAACACCATCGGGCGCCACCTCCACCGACTTGCTGTAGCGGTCGCCGCGGGCGTCGATGCAGAGGGCGCTGAGGTAGATCGTCCACCGGTGGGGGATGCCGCAGACGGCCTGGCCAATCTTCCCCGGCGCGATATTCTTCAGCGACTTGTAGTTGATCATCCCCTGGCGGCCGCTGGGGTCGATGTTGACCACTGCGACGTGATTGGATGCCAGCAGCGAGCGGCACGACCGGGCGATGCGTGCCTGCAAGTTATGCCGCTTGCGCTTGCTCATAATGCCTCCGCGAGTTTGCGCAGCGCTTCACGCTCGGCCCGGGTGATGGGCGGCTTGCGGCGCTTGAGGATGGTTGTCGGGTCGATCACATCCGAACGCTTGGCCGGCTTTGGATTGATCGCCGGGCTCTCGCCGATTGTGAGATTGCCGCCGGCAGCCAAGTGCCGACGGACCTGACTGGAAAGCTCTAGTGCCTTCTCGCGTCGGAACTCGATATCAGATCTGAGGTTGCTGATCATGCTGCCGCCTTGCCGAGTGTCACCCCGGCCATGCTGAAGTTTGCACCCTGCGCTGCGACCATCGCGTCGAGCGCTTCCCAGTTGACCAAAAGCAGCGTGATCGGCGCCTGACCATATGCCACCGCTTTGATCAGTGCCTCGAAGTCCGTCACGCTGGCCTGCAGCGCTACCTGCTCGACCACGTGGCTTGTTACTGGCTTTGTAGCCTGGGCGACGGGTGCCGCCGTCTGGACTGGCGTGGCGCGGACTGGCTCGGGGGCCGCCACCTTCTCCACGACTGGCTCTGGCTTGATGGCTGTCAGTCGCTGGGCTTCCTGCTCTTCGGCGATGCGCTTCGCGTCGGCCTTTGCCTGCTCCGCCTTCTGGTGTTCGGAGATTCGGAATTTGATCAGCGTCACCAGGTCATCGTTGGCTTTGGTGACCAGTTGCTGCACGTCGCTGAACAGGAAGGCATGATCAACGGCGAGCTCCGCCAGGCTGGTCAGGTTCAAGCGGATGCCGTCCGCTGCCTGACTTGCGTCGATCTTCGCCCGGGCCAGCTCGGTATCTACTGCGTCCTGGAGACTGGCGATGGTCCGCTTGTTCTTCATGGCGCCGGCGAAGTCCGAAACGACATGAGGCAGTGTGACTTTGCCCAGCGTCTTGTTGATGGCGGCGATGTGATCCGCCAGCGCCAGCTCGGCTGTTTGCTTGATGTTGGTCTTCACCAGCAGCTCTTGAGCCTTCACCAGCTTGTCGACTTTCAGTCGAGTCTCGCGAGCATGGGCACTGATGCGATCCAGCGACGAAAACAGCTCGTCGATGCTTTGGGTCTGCGAGAGAGCCTGTTTCTTGGCGACCGACACGGCCTCTTCGACATCACCGCACCACTTGACCGCCTTCTTCGCATCGGCGAAGTCCTGGTCGGTGGAGAGCGTGGTTTTCACCGAGTCGATGACGGCCAGAGCCGAATCTTCAAACACCTTCAGGTTGCTGGCGGTAACCATGCCGGTCAGCTCGATGCGCAGGGCTGGCAGCTCGTCAGGTGCCTTGCCGACTACGATTGAAGGAGCGTCGGCTATTTCGAAGTTGACCAGGTCTGCCTCGAACTGTTTCCAACCCTCGATCAACTGGGCCGCGCGCCCGGCGACGGGCCGGTACTCCATGTGCACGAAGTTTTCCGGCGTGCCATCCGAGCAAACAAAGATCACTCGCTCGGCACCGCTCACCAGCAGTTGCTGCTCAAGCTGCCAGTAGTAGTGCGGCGCCAGATCGCCAGCTTTCACCTGGGCCACGACCGACTCATTCCACAGCTTGTGCTCGAACAGGGTCTCTCCGAGCATCGTGGCGCCGTCCATGGAGGCGAGCAGGTTGCCTTCGGTGGCAACGATCGGATAAAGCTCTTCGCCGATAAGTTCTTCGGCCAGCGGGCGAGCCATGGCTTCGGTTGCGTGGCCTTTGTCGAAGATGAACTGCTGAGACGGCGTGACATCTGGTGAGACGCCGGTCTTTTTGGCGGCGAGCAGGTCGGTGCGGGTTTGGTACTTCGAGGCGCCCATCATCGCCGGGGCTTCTGAAGCGGTGCGGTACTGAGCGCGAAGGGCAAGCCACTCGGCGGAGCCTTGAGCTACGTTGTGAATTTTCATGCTGCGTCTCCATCGAGGGCTTTGAGGTTGGTGATTTTTTCAATCTGCGCGGGGCTCAGCTTGTACTTGCTGCTGATGGTCGCAATGAGGTGTTCAGGGCTGGTGCGGTTCGAGTCGATCAATGGCTGCCACTTCACGATGTTCTCGGTCAGCAGTTCGTCGGAGTAGGCGGGCAGCGCTTCCGGTTCAGGCTGGGCTTGCTGTCGTGGGCTGACATCGCGCGCCGGCTCCTCGAACGCTTTGCCTTCCATCTCGTCGGCCGTTGGCGCTGATCCAACTTCAGGGAAAGCTTTGCGCAGGGCCTGTGCCTCGGCGCATTTGGCGAGCTGGGCAAATGCTCGACGCTTCCACATGGCGTTGGGCGCCGCAGTGTCCTTGCTCGATGTCGCGTAGTTTTCAAGCCAGCGCTCGTTGGCTGTGTATTCGGCAACCAGGCCGTTGCTCATCTGCCGCTTGACCGTCACGCGGCACCATTCGGGATACGTGACTTCGACGCCGCTCAGCTTCGCCGTTACTGGAGGACCATATTCAGGCTCGCTGATTCCGGCGTACTGGCCAGTGCGTGCCGCTTGAATGCGGTAAAGGCCGATGCCAGGCATCACCGTGTCCTGCATCTTTTTCGTCTTCGAGTTCCAGATCGGGACGATGTGCACCGGCTTCAGCATTGGGTCCAGGTGCGCGGCCTGGCAGTAAGCCAACACCATCACGACTGAGTTCTTTTCGGCACCGGGGTAGAGGCTGCTGCTCAGCACTTCAACAAGCGCGGCCTCCGACATCGCAGGTGCGTTGGCGTCCTGCTTTATTACTGCGGACATGAGGAATCCTTGCCGCGATGCTCGCAGCGATTGAAGGTGTTGGTTATTGAGTGATCAGACCGCCGATGGCGGGGCCCAGGAAAACGATGGTGAGGAAGGTCAGGCCAACGATGGCCGACAGAGCGCGGATGGCGCGGCGCCGGTGCCGCTGGTGGGTGGTCATGGCATACACCACTGGCTGCCGCAGTAGTAGCGACCATCATCAAAGTTCGGGGGGCCGGATTTGCGCCCGCACCCGCACTCAACTTCCTCCTCGATTTCCTCCGCTGACTGATCTGACTGGTCAGCCAGTTGGCAGTTGGTGCCGCCGCAGTGCGGGCATTCGGTGTGGGTCAAGTTACTGAATGGGCCAACCCAACGAATACCGGCCTGGTTGCAGTTCCCGCAAATCATCGTCATGGCCGAACCCTCACCGCAATCCGACCGCCCTTCATGGTTGGCGCCAAGCGCTGAGGCAGATCCCGCACAAGGTCTTCACGCTTTCGACCAATCAGCTCGTTGAAGGGAAGGCCGAAGCCCAGGATGGCAATGCGGCGCTCGATGTCGTCGAACTGCTCGTCGATCAGCGATTTAACCGGTGCAGTGGTCATGCTGCCTCCTTGCGCGAAACCTTGTTGAGGCGCGCGCAGTAGTGGTCGAACTCTTTGAGGGTGATGGTTTGGTCGATCAGGAACTGAGTGATCAGCCCCTGAACGATCAATGCCTCTTCCTGGGTGCTGGAGGCATGCGCCAAACTTTCGAGCGCTTCGTCGATCAGGATGTGGGCGCTCATAAATCGGCATCCACGTCGTCTTCGGCCTCTTCTCGCTCCGCTGCCACAGCATCGGCGGCGTATGGCCTGAGCAGGTCCATGGCGATGCGCTCTGCGGCTTCGATGGGGCGGGTCTGGCCAATCAAGTCAGCAGCATGATCGCGCGAGTCTGCCTGGCTGCCCAGGATCGACGACAGGAACAGCCTGGCGAATGAATCGCGCTGATCCAATCCGTCGATCTGGCGCTGGTTTAGGATTCCTTGCAGGTAGGTGCAGAACCTGTCGAACGTCACCACCTGCGGCTGGCCGTGGCGGCGCTTCCACTGAATGTCGACGCCGCACACCAGCTGCTCGGCCGAGTGCTCCAGCCACTCTCGTTCTGGGTCCGCCTCGCTGATCTCTGGAGGTAACTGAGCGTCATAACGCTCTTGGCATAATTTCAATACTGCGCTCATGGTCGCCTCCAAAGTGGCGGGTTGTTCACCTGTATTCGTCAACATTCATGCCTCCCGCTGGTTGCCGATGGGCGCGGGGGAGGAGTGCTGACGTAATAGAGGTGGGAAAGGTAGGTGCCGGTCTTTCCCGGCTGTCATGGCGCTGGTTGTTCAGTTCCTCGCGGCTTCAGCAGCTTCATACTCGCTGCCAAGGATTTCGGTCATCACACCATTCGGTTTTGCCGATGTGCTGACGTAGATGCAGTCAGGCGTTACCACATGCTTGTAACTGGAGAAGAACAGCGATCCACCGCCAAGCCCCATGGCATCCAGAAACGGCTGCAGGTCAGCTCTATCCTTTGGCTTGTGCGCCTTGAATTCCTCTTGAAGCTTTTCCAGTTCAAGCTTCAACGCTTTGCGCTCTTCGCCCTTGGTGCCCGGCGGCAGACTTGAACGAGGGAACTGCGAGCTATCAGCCTTTGGGTCTGGCTTCGTCCAAAGCGGCTGCGGCATTGCTGGGCTGAACTTCAGGCCGTAGAAGTTACGGCCGCTGTGCATGCTGGTCTGGAACAGTGCGGTGGCGCCTACAAAGCGCTGGGCAAACTCTTCGCCCAGCACCTGCAAGCGATCCGCGCTTTCTCTGTACGCCTTCCAAGCCGCCAGAACACCGGCATCGCTTGTCTTGTAGTAGGCCATCGTCTTGCCCTCCGTTGATTTCCAATGCCGCCTCATAGAAGCGGCATCAGTAAATCTGTGGGTACTTCCCGCGCCGCTTACCAGGTCATTCGCCAGTTCGGTCAACACCTCGACAGCCGTATGGGGTATCCCATCGTTGGCAGGCTTTCGGGCCTGTCTGTCGCCGGTCACCAGTAGTGGCAGCGCGTTTTGTTCACCTGACTTCCTCTCGCCCCACAGGTGATAGCCGGGGCTGACCTCCCAGCGTGAGCCGGGTAATCGTGTATGGCGCATGTTGTTAAAGAGCGGCGGGTGGAGGCCCTTCGCAGTGGCTCTGTGTCGCTGCGATGGGTTAAATCTACAACCATAAGTTACAGCTTGCAAGCTTTTTGGTTGTAGGTTTTTCGATTTAAAGTTGTTGTTGGTTGTGGGCATGGTTGTAGTCCTGAATCGCGGGCATGGAAAAGCCCGCGTCGTTGGGCGTGTGATGGCGATTTGATAAGATTGTGAGATCTAAAGGGAGAATGGATTCATGAAGAAAATTGTTATCGCGACCGCGCTGGCTGCGTTGCTTTCCGGGTGCGGCCAAGCCGATAAGGAAAATGCTGCCAGGCTTCAGCAGGAGGTAGGCAAGCTACAGGGAGAATTGAGCTCGTTGCGTGCAGAGCTTGATGCGGAGCGGAATGGACCGCTGCGGGCGCTTGCGAAGGCGAAGAACGAGATTTCTGAGGGCTCTTTGACTGCTGCAAAGAAAAGCTTATCTGATCTGGTTTCGCGCTTCCCGGAATCAACGCAAGCCCTGGAAGCCAAGTCTTTGTTGGCTGAAACGGATCTCAAGATCGCCGCTGCTGAGAAAGCCCGACAGCTTGAGGCGGCAAAGGTCGCAGAGGAAAACCGCAAAACGCTTGCTCGCCTTGATGCCAATTTGATCAAGAGAACCGATGAAATTAAGGGTGTGACCTGGATCTCACACAAAGCCGTTCCGGTGCTCGACAATTACATGTCTCTGTACTTCGGTGTGAAAGATGGATCTGCTTCGGCCTACCCGCTGCGCATGAAATTCAACTACTACGCCGACAGCTGGCTGTTCGTTCAGAGCGTAACCATTAAGGCCGATGATCAGGTTTTTGATCTGGGCAAACTAGACTTTGAGCGGGATAACGCTGCCGGGAGCATTTGGGAGTGGTCTGACTCCAGGGCGTCGGACATGGCTATGCTGAACAAGATATTGTCAGCCAAGAAGGTAGTGATTCGCTATGACGGGCGCCAGTACTATCACGACTTCGTTCTCCCGGATTCGCAGAAAACCGCGATGAAGGAGACGCTGCTGGCCTGGCAGAGATATGGCGGAAAGGCGTAACCGGACCTGAGGGAAAGGGCGGATACAAGAAGCCCGGCGCTCGGCCGGGCTCTCATCGAAAAAATAAACTCTATGTGTTTATTCAGTTTGCGGTCGGCATGGAAGCGATTTCACGAAGAATTTCAAATCCATCCAGGGTTTTTGGGACTCTAGATTCCAAATACCGATACTGAGGGAGGATGAAAACCTTAATCGCCATGCTTTTCCCTGGGCGCGAAAAGGTTGAGATCGACACTGCGCAGTCAGATGGAGGGCTAATCACCTGAAATAGGTGTTCTGCCACCACCACCGGGTCCTTGCGGTCGCTACACATTATACCCTCCTACTAAAGTTGCTCCAAGCGCGTCCAGGATAGGGCGCAGGGGCAGCATCAGTGATTTAGCTCCACCAGGAGCCATTGAATCAGGCCCGCCAGCAAAAATGAGACCGACTGCCGCTATAGGCCTTCCATGATCATCAACTTGCACGACGAGTGATCCCGAGTCACCAGATGTGGAAAACTCTGATTGTAGGCCATGAATTGTGAAAACATTGGCAAAACGTATTACGCCGGTAAAACCGTAGTTTTGGGCTTGATAATTTATCCCGACAGGTCTCAGCTCCCTACTCACAATGTGACCCTTGGTATGTCGAGTCGTTCGACCGACCTTTTCAACCTTCATGCCGTCCACAGGGTCTGCGACAACGAGCGGGGTATCGAAAGCATTGCCCTGCATAGAGCTTACGATCCCAACGTTGTGAATACGAAAAACCGCACCATCTAAATTGCCTGCAATATCGACATTGCCTAAGGACCCCACCTTCATCTCCAGGGCCTTCGTGTGATACCCCAGAGTGAATGGAGGAATTCCGCCAGGACCAACATCTACCACGCCGGGGGCCAAGATCGGGGTCTCTGGCTGTACGTGACTACATAGCGCGCTGACATGGTTGTTCGTGAGTCCGTACAAAAGACCATCGGGCATTTTCACCAACGCGCCCATCGTGCCGGCAGAGGCATCGTTACCAGGCGAAATCGAAGAGCCGCAGCTGTAGAACTCATTCCCCGAGGCCGCTTTATGAATCGCATATGTCGCGCCTTGGGCAGCGCCAAGGCTTTTCCCAATCGTATCCAAATGCCCCTGAGGATATGCAATTCCGTTGCTCTGTATGCTCGTTGGGAGCGTATGCAAGTCTTTTTGCGTAACCTTTTTCTTGGTATAGAGGTAAATTGTTCTGCTTGTTGAGTTAAAGGAAATCGTCTGAATTTCCTTGTGCCGCAATATCTGCTCGGCATCTGCCGATAGAGGAATAGGGGGGGTAGGGGTCAAGTAAACGTCATCGACCTCGGGCGGCAGATGCTCGATCAAGCCTCTGCTAATCGCCCATCTTGCCAATCCGCTCGCCACTTGGTGAGTAGTAAGCATAATCGGTGCGGGTTGTAGCGGAGGTGGCGGTGCCATTGGCGGTACATTCTGCGGCATGGAAGTTTATCCCCAAACTTCAAATTTAAGTGCAGAAGGCCTGATCGATTCAGCAGACACTTCCATGTCAGAGAGCCCATGCTCTCCAGGGTGGCGCATCAATCCATTGTTAAGTGAAGCTAAAATTTTGCCCTTCCGGATGCGTGTAGCGAAGTCTAGCCCCTACCGAGCGTACATACCCCACCAGAAAACGTGCCCCAGGATGCCGATCTGCTCGTCCTGCATCTGCTGGAAGCTGTAGTCTTCATCCGGATGGTCGTCGCGGTTGAAGCTTCGCAACCTGATCCCTGACGGAAGCCTGAAAACCTGCTTAACGCGCATCTGGCCATTATGGTTTATGGCGTAGAGGTCGCCATCAATGATGTCGCCCAGGCTTGTTTTGCCCAAGTCGATTCCCACAGTCGCACCGTCACGCAAAACCGGGGTCATGCTATTGCCCCGGACGGTCACGCACTTGGCGTTGCTGAACTGAACACCGTTTTCGCGGAGGTTCTTCTTGCGAAAGCGAAGGCTTTCCCCTTCGTCCTCCTGGATCACGAACCGGCCCGATCCTGCAGCCAGTTCGACTTCGCGCAGAAACGGAACCTCAACCTCGTCATCGTCGAGCGGGGTTTTCTCGTCCCAGCCATCAATGGGCTTCATGGAGCTGGCATTCGAGTAGGGCGCGGTTCTGCCTGCTTCGCCGGGACCGCCATCTATTAGATAGCCCATTGAAGTTCCGAGCGCCTCAGCCAGGTCGCCCAGCTTGCTGTTACGCGGCGTAGAAACACCAGCCTCCCACTTCTGGACAGCCTGAGGGCTCAGCCCCAAACGACGGGCCAGCTCCGACTGGCTAAGGCCTGCCGCCTCTCTTTTTTGCGCGATGCGCTCACCGATATTTTTCATCGCCGAATCATACAAACAACGGTTGTAGATGTAATTGCGAATTTGAGTTGTAGATAAATACGTCCATGGGTTAACCTTAGGTTGTAGCTGTAACTTTGAGGTGCGTATGACGCAGACAGCAATCCAGAAGGCCGCGAAAGCTGCCGGCGGCCAATCCGCCTTAGCTCGGTCACTGAAGGTCACGCCACAAGCAGTGCAGAAGATGTGCGCCACCGGGCGCGTTCCTGCTGAGCGAGTGCTGGAGATCGAGAAATTAACCGGGGTTCATCGCTCGGAGCTTCGCCCTGACCTTTACCCACCAAGGGTGAAAAGGCCGCAGGCAGCCTAAGCGACATCCCTGTCCGCCTTTCCATTGATGCCAGATTAGAAGAGAGCAGTCCCCATGCAAACGTCCAGTTCCAGACACACCGTACAAACCCGTGATCAGGTGCTGGTCGCCCATGCTCAAAATCAGATCGCGCGCACCAGCCTTAGCCAGGACGATTTCGCCCAGGCACTGAGCCGCGAGCTGCACATGTCGATCCCTGATCGCGCCAAGGAAAAGGTCGTCCCTGATTTCAATTCGCCCGAGCTGACCGGCGACGTGAATGAGTTCGTGAAGGCGACCGGCCGCTGGCTCAAGCGTGTTCAACGCTGGCTTAACGGCGATCAGGAAATGCCGTCCTGGCTTGAAGAGTCTTGGGTCAACGCCCTTGAGCCGGAATTCCGCGACCACTGCCTGAACGAACTGGCGAGCCGCCACGGCTTGACCGGCGCCCGCCAGATGACCAGCGATCAGTGCGCGAACAAAAGCTTCGGCGCACTGATCCGCGCGCTGGGCGACGTGATCGACACCGGCAGCGAAGTGTTTGACGACCAGGTGATGTGCGAGCAGGACCTGCCGCATTTGCCAGCGTTCGCCAAGCAATGCCGCCAGGTTGAAGCGAAGGCAGGGGAGTTGCGCCGTAAGGCTGAGGCGCTGATCAACGGCAAGCCTGCACTGAAATCAATCGCCTGAATTCCAGGCACAAAAAAGCCGACGTACGAGGTCGGCTTTTTCTACAGCGGTAAACAACTGGAGCGAATCATGCACCAACCCAACCAAACGATCAATAGCCCCAACATTCCCGCGCCACGATTTTCGCAATCTGAAAACGTGGCGCGCAATTCCTCAGTCATCCCGTTCGACTTCGACGGCGCCGCGATCCGGGTCATTACCGACAAGCTCGGCGATCCGTGGTTTATCGCGCGCGATGTCGCCGACGCCCTCGGATACTCCAAGCCAGAGAATGCCGTGGCCCGCCACTGCAAAGCCGCGACCACTACCCCGAAACAGGGTGGTGGTTTCATGACGATCATTCCTGAGCGCGATCTGTACCGGCTGGTGATGAAGTCCAAGCTGCCTGCCGCCGAGAAGTTCGAAGAGTGGGTGGTGGGTCAGGTCCTGCCGAGCATCCGCAAGACCGGCACCTTTTCTGCCCAGGGCCCGAACAACTCCAAAATCGTCGGTGAGCTGGCCATCCTGGAATGCTTCGATCGTCTGCTGAAGCCTGCAAACTCCAGCAAGATGATGATGCTGGCCAAGATCGCCGCCAATAACGGCCTGGATGCCAAATTCCTGCCGGGCTATGCCGTAGATTCCGCCCCTGACGCCGCTGGCGGTTCTTCGATGCCTACTAAGGCAATCACCGCTCTGATCAAAGATCACTCCATCGCCAGCACGGCGCGCGCCTTCAATCTCGCTCTCAGGGCCCACGGCTTCCTGACGCTGCTCCAGCGCAAAAACTCCAAGCAGGAAACTGTCGACTTCTGGTCCGTGACCGAGAAAGGCCTGGCCTACGGCAAAAACCTCACTAGCCCTCAATGCCCCCGCGAGACGCAGCCTCACTGGTACGTGGATCGCTTCCTTGAATTGGCCGGCCTTGTCGGCAAAGGAGCCAAGTAATGGCCGGAGATTGGATAAAAATGCGCATCGACCTTCAGACGCATCCGAAAGTATTCCGCATGGTGTCCGCATTGAAAGCGGACAGGTTGCGGATAATCGGCGGACTGCACATCGCTTGGAGCATCTTCGACACCCATTGTGATGATGGGGTGTTGGTCGGTTACACCGTGGACGCAATGGATGCTGTGGTGGGGTGGCCAGGCTTTACCCAGGCCATGATTGACGTGGAATGGGCGGGCATCCAAGACGACGGAAGCCTCGTAATGCCTCGCTTTGAAGAGCATAACGGGGCCAGCGCCAAGCGCCGCGCCAATGATAACGAGCGCAAGCGCAACGACAGAAAGGCGAAGAATGTCCGCAATGTGTCCGCTAGTGATGCGGACAGTTTGCGGACCAGAGAAGAGAAGAGAAGAGAAGATAAAGAACAAAAGCCTTATGGCGATGATGAGGTCGATCACGCTGAGTTGTTCGCGCAGTTCTGGGCCCTGTATCCACGCAAGGTGGGCAAGGAGGCTGCACGCAAGGCGTGGGACAAGCTCAAGCTGACCAACGAGCTTTTCGATTCTTTGGTTCAGGCCCTGGGGGCGCAGTGCCTCACGACAGACTGGCTCAAGGACGACGGCCGGTTCATCCCGCACCCATCGACGTGGATCAACGGCAAGCGCTGGGAAGACGAAGT